TATCTGGTGATTTCCACGCGATTTCTTTTGCCATAGCCCCGGCAGTAAGCCCCCCAACGCTGACAGGGAATTTGGACCTTGACGCAGTAGTTGCGGCTGGCACGATGTCTAGCAGCGCTAGCGACATGGGCGGCAATGTTGATCTTGGTTCTATAGTTGCGGCAGGGACGCTTGGTATTGCGCCAGGAGTTATCACAAGTGATCCGTTGCGCGACAAATTTACCGGCTCACTCCAGTCGTCTACAAATATTCCAAAGATTGCAATATTGCGTGTCAGCGACATGGCGACGGTTCTCACTCTTAGCGATACGTTAACTGATGGCTCCGGGCTCCTGTCAATAACTGACGCCGCTTTGACCCCTGGCGTTGTGTACCTAGTAATTAGTTGCAATTCAGACGGTTCGGCTTACGGCGCCGAGGCCTATACCGCAGCCTGACACTATGAGCTACGGATATGGCGGGCAGCTTATCGCTGGCGCGCACGCATACGGCGGCCCTGGTCTTGGTGTATTGGCCGAACTAGTCGCTGCCGATGGGTTAGACGGCCCAGGATACGTGTATGGCGCGCTAAACATGCCTGCCGACACGGGCAAGGAAATAAGCGCTGTTATCACCCGTTGGCCGACGCTCGGCACACTAACAGTCAATAGTGACTTTAGCTTTAGTTATGACGGCACTGATGACTATGCGTTGTATGCGCTCAAAGTTGATGGCGTGCCGTCAGTTGTCGATATCGGATATGGAGCAGGTGTCGGTCGTTTTGATCTTGTCTTTGGTATTTCTGTGCTTGGCGGGGCTATTACAATTGACAACTTGGTTGCTTCTGGCGGTTTTGCATCAGGTTATAGTGTGCTAGGTGGAGATATAACCCTTAACAACATATTATGTGAAGGCGTTGTTTCTGGGTATACGCCAAACTCTGCTAGCCCAGGCAATCGGCGCGTTCAAGAAACACAACGCGCCCCACGCATGCAAGAAAGCGGCAGATGACACTAAAGCTCATAACCCCGCCTGACGAAACTATTACCCTAGAACAGGCGAAACTGTGCCTGCGTGTAGACAATTCCGACGAAGATGATCTAATTACTGCACTTGTTACTGCCGCACGAGAACAGTGCGAACATGAACTAGGTCGCGGCATCGGAACACAGACATGGCAGCGGGCGCTTGATGCATTTCCTGCTAGCGGCATTGCACTCGGTATGCCGCCCGTGACTAGCATTGTCAGCGTCCAGTATGTTGACACAGACGGAGTTACGCAGACCGCGGCGGGCGATACTTACGTGCTAGACAATGCGAGCGATGATGAGGCATGGGTGCTACCTGCTGATGGGTATGAATGGCCCGACACGCTCGACACCGCAAACGCAGTGCGCGTGCAGTTTACGTGCGGCATGACCACAATCCCGCAAACCGTGCGCGCGTGGATGTTGCTGCGGATCGGGTCTTTGTATGCGCACAGGACTGAGTTCGTAGCGGGCGCACAAGTTGCGAAGCTGCCCAATGAATACGCATCGCGTCTACTTGACCGCTATCGTGTAATCAATCCATGACAATCGACCCTGGTCGCCTTAATCGTCGCGTGACGATTCAGCAGCGCAGCGGATCGGATGATGCATGGGGTCAGCCTTCAACCGGGTGGGCAACACTTGCTACGGTGTGGGCCGATGTTCGTGCGCCTCGGGGTGTAAGCGCCGCTGAAGGGTTGTCCGCCGACAGGGAAGCAGCTCCGACAAGCTACAGTGTGCGGATCAGGTATCGCACAGACGTAACCCCGGCGATGCGGGTAGTCATCGGGGCGCAGACAATGGACGTGTCCGATGTGATCCTAGACCACGCCGGGCATGAATATGTGGACCTTGTGTGCGTGCAGGGGACGGTAGATGGCGATTGACCAGGCTGAAGCGGCTGCGCGCGGGCAGGTCAGGCGGGCAAAGAGGCCGCTACAGACATTCACGCCAGACACCAGGGCCGGCGGTTCTACTGGAGCGCTAGGCGATGCTCTGCGGCAGTATGCTGCATGGGTGCAGGAAGAAGCGCTGCGTTCGGCGGTCTACGCTGGGGCCAAGTTGCTATATGACGAACTGTTGCAACGGGTTCCTGTAGGCCTGACCGGGAACCTGAAGGCAGCCTGCTACCACTGGCACGACGAAAAGCAATCGTTCAACGGTCGGCAGGTCTATGCGGTTGGAGTCAACAAGAACAAAGCGCCCCATTGGTATAACGTTGAATATGGGCATGTTCGCGTGAACAGGGTCGTCTATACAGACAACGCCATCAAAGCGGCAAAGTACCCTAGTTCAAAGCCAGCAAAGGGCGGAGGCTTTGCAATTCCGACGAAAGAAAAGCTACCTGCTCCGCGCTGGGTTCCTGCAAATCCTTATCTTCGGCCGACAGCCGATAGACTGCCGGATGCCATCGAAGCGATGAAGCGTAGGCTTGCCGAAAAGCTAAAAGAGTATCCGTCGTGAGCCTTGAAACAGACATCGTTGCTGCAGTCAGCGCTTTGTGCCCTCGCGTATATCCTGACTACGCACCGCACAACGCTACTGCGCCGTATGTGACATGGCAGCAGGTAGGTGGCGGGGTTATAAACCTAGTGGAAAGTGTTGTCGTTTCCACGCGCGGCGCCAGGGTGCAGTTCAATGTCTGGGCGGCTACTCGATTGGCAGCCAATACTCTGATGAATCAGATTGAAGACGCGCTTCGCGTTTCGCCGCTGCACGGTCGTCCGGTCGGCGCATTGATAGCGCGCACCGACGAAATGAATGAGCTGCGATGTGCGCAGCAGGACTTCACATTCTGGCGCTAGAGACATAGCGACCAACAAGTAACAAGCCGCCAACGGGCAACCGCTGGCGGCTTTTTCGTGCCCGCGAGGGCAATCACTCGGCCCGCAACGCGGGCCTTTTTCATCCTGAAAGGCCCTCAATCATGGCATACAACTTTCCGGAAGGTGCAGCCTTCTACTTTTCGTCCACTTTTGCAGGCGCGAAGACCATCACCGCGGTCACGAACGCTAATCCTGCCGTTGCGACTTCCACGTCTCACGGCTATTCGGACGGCGATATCGTGCTGTTCAGCAGCGGGTGGGAAGACGCAACAGATCGCTGCTACAAGGTCGACCAGCAAGACGCGAACAACTTCGAGCTGGAAGGCCTGAACAGCAGCAATACGTCGTTCTTCGGCGCAGGTAGCGGCACTGGGTCGACCTATGCTGTCTCGTCTTGGGTGTCCATCCCGCAGGTGTTGACTGTCGCAACGCAAGGCGGCGATGCGCGGTTCACGCAGGTGCAGCCGCTTGCACGGCGCAACGCGACGCAGGTCGCAACCGGCTTCAACCCGTCGTCCATGACGCTTTCGCTTGCGTACGATCACACCAATGCGAACTATGTGTCGATGCTCGACATTTCGCGTTCGCTCACGAAGGTCGCGTTCAAGCTCACGCTCAACGGCGGCGCATACATGCTGGCCTATGGCTACATGAACGTCAGCGAAACGCCGACGATGAACAGCAACCAAGTGATGACCGTCTCTTGCGCGCTGTCGTTCCTCAACCCGCCTGTCTCCTACGCCTCCTGACCTGGCGGTTGCCACTGACGGCGCAATGCCGTCTTGAAGCCGGGCGCAGCAATGTGCCCGGCCTTTTTGGTGGCAGGATCAAATCAATTCAAAGGATTACAAGTGGCAAAGATCAAACTGGACCTAGAGCCTTCCGAATCGCTCACCTACGAACATGCGGTCAACATCCCGACGCCTGACGGCAAGGGGCTCAAGGTATCCTTCACGTTCAAATACCGCGACCGCATTGCCGTCGCAGCGCTGTCGTCAACATGGAGTGACCGGGCGACTGCGCGAACAGAACTTGCTGGAGACACGGCGACATCCGACGAAACCGTGCGGCGCATGATCGACGCTGATGTCGATGCGATCATGGACGTGGCGTCCGGGTGGAACATCGACGCTCCGTTTGACCGCGACAACCTGCGCAAGCTCTGTATCAAGTATGCCGGCGCAGCACTTGCCATCCTGAATGACTACGGCGTCAGCGTGACGCAGGGCCGACTGGGAAACTGAGGGCGGTCGCGCGGCGGCTGTACGAACGGCTGCCGCCGGCCGAAGAACTTGGCCCGTTCGGGTTGACGCCAGCGATGTTCGAGAGTTCGCCTGTTACCGTATGGCCTGAGAATCGGACAAGCGTGCTGGTCTTCATGGCAATGCGTACGCAGTGGCGCTACTCACATGGCGGTCCTGCTGGCATGGACTACGCAGCACTTGCCGAAGTATGGCGTAGGCTTAAGGTGCAGCCAAGCGAGCGCGATAGCGTGTTCGTTGACCTGCAATTGATGGAATCGGTAGCCCTGAGCGAAATGCACGAAAAGTAAGGTGAGCAATGTCTGACACGATCGCGCGTGGTGTTATCGAACTGGCCGGCAATGCTGACCAGTTCTTCGCCACCTTCGCAAAGGCTAGCGAAGTAGCGGATCAGGCTAAGGCGCGTATCGAAGCCGCTGCGCAGCAAATAGGCCAGGCCTTGCCGAAGGCTGGAGAGACTGCGAAGAGGGGCGTTGATGGCATCAAGGAAGGCACGAAGCAGGCGGCTGATGGGCTAGACAATCTGTCGGCCGCTGCTCGGCGGTATGTGCGCGAGAACGAACGGCTCGCTGCGTCGCTTATGGCGACTTCGCGCGAGCAGGCTACTGCGTTTGCAGGGCTGCAGCGCGGCATTCCAGAATCGCTTGTCGCGCAGCGGGTAGCGTTGCAGAAGCTCGTTGACCAGCAGCGAGCCGCAGCCACATCCAGCGGCGACATGGCGCAGCGGCTTGGTCTCGTTGGCGTATCGGCCGGTCAGGCGACGAATGCGCTTCGGCAATTGC